ATAAATCTTTTATCGTACTTCATAAGTTTAGCCCACATATTCTTTAAGTTCTGTCCCATCTTTTGAAAGTTTTGTAATAGCTTTGGATATAAATCACGCCATTGAGATTGAGCCATTTTGATACCAGACTTAATAGCACCTTTTGCCATCTTAGCTGCTCCCACGGTTCCTCTTACTCCAGCTGCTACTCCCTTAAAAGCCATAGCTACAGCTCCGTCTTCTAGTCCAACATCAAATGGAGGCTCTATACTTTCAATAGAACTATAGTAATCTTCTAATGATGAGTTGTTCTTATACGTCTCCATATCCATTCCAGATATATTTATTTTAGGCATTTCTTCAACCTCCTTTTATTGTTTATAGTATAACAGGGGGTTGTTTTTAATAAAAAAGATAAGTAAATTTTAGCTATATATAATAAAGTATATCAATAAATAATATAATAAAATATAAGGAGTGGTAAATATGTCATTATGTTTTGGATCAAGATTAAGTGAAATAGCAGGTAAAGAAAATGTGGAAGTTACTTTACATTTACAAAATGGAGAAAAAAGATTCTTCTCTTTCGCTGGGTATTTATTCGGTAGAGACCATTTTATGAATACTCTATCTCATTTTGAGAAAAAAGTATTTCCACAAATAATAAAAGAAATAGAAACTGATGGAGAACATTTAATCAGTTTCTAGAAATTTTAAAATAGCAGGACTTCACATCTTGTTATTTTTTTTTGTAAATGACGTAATAAAATGCATTATCCCAATACTAATTAGCATCAGGATAACTATATATTATTAGAATGTAATGCAGCAGTAATAGTAGATAAATCTCACATTAAAGGAGGTGATACTATGAGTTTATATTTATTAGATATGGACAAATTGGCCATTGATTTAAGAAAAGAATCTGTCTTAAAACATTTCAACAAAAAAGACAGAATCAAAATTGGTAATCTTTGTAATAATTTGATTCGTTATAACAAAAATGGTAAACCTGAATTAAATTTGGATTATATCCAAAAATTTAAAGACAGTAACCATGATTTATTCGATTCTGTTATTAGAAAGACTAATACCAGAATTATTAATTAGTATCAAACATAGCATCAACCAATATCTACTATTACTACTTGTAAAAAAGAAGCCCTTTCTTTTTTTACATTAATTGTTGTTATGTAATTGTTATCAGACAACGACCTGTTTAATATAATATAAAAAGGAGAGATGATAAATGGCTACACAACAACTATCGCAAATAAAAGATAAGCTTATGTATATTGATAGATATATGAAAGCTGGACGTTTTACTTTTAGTTTACTTACAGCGGATAATAAAGATTTAGCTACTATGCATGAACTTATACTGGATTATGGTACAGATGATAATGGAACTGCGTATGGGTCTAAGAATGGGTTTCCTACTAATGCAGATGGAACTATAAAGATTCCAAGACCATCTATATTTGTAATAAATGAAAAAGGTGAAAGAGTTAATATAGAAACAGAATCAGCATTACAAATAAGAAAGTTCTTAGATAATTTCTTTGAAGTAAGTACTAATAGAACTAAGTTTGGAGAACCATCTATGTGGCTTAAACTTATAGCTAATGATGATGGTACTACTACATATGGAGAAGATAATACTAGAAAGTTTTATGAATATACTGTTGCAAATAAAGACCAGCTACATCCATATATATTACAGACATTTAAAGATGGTAAAAGAGATATCCTTATACCATTTATGACTGCTAATCATGTATTCTACGATGTATCTAAGATAATAGCTGGAGAAAAGATACGTACGATAGAAGATACTTTTAAATTACTTCATACAATGATAAATACTATTGGAGATAATATAAAGTTTAATATCAGTACTATAGAAGCAAGAATGAATGATACTATGAATATGCTTAAAGAGAAGTCTGATATACAAGATAGAGCCATAGCTGCTTTACAGCAAAATATAAATGATATGGGAAGCTATTATTTAGAAGTTTCTAATAAGCTTACTAATATAATAGAGAAAGTAGGGAAGTCTTTTATTAAAAAACCTTACTTTGTTAAAAGAGGAGAGATACTTCGTATAAAGTTTAATCCAGCTAAGAAAGGATTTAAACCAGCTATAGATACATTTGAACGTGCTGCGGATATTTATAGTAGCTGTCTATTCATCACAGGACAAATAGGAACAGCAGAAATATTCGTAGAAATAGGTCCAGGTTCTCATATAGGATTTGACAAGATTGCTTTTTTTATGGATAAAAATACATCACATGAATTCAGTCAACCTAATATGCGTATAGCACAAGTAGGTACAGCTATGCCTGATAACATAATATCATTTGCAGAACAAAGTGCTACTGGAGAATATATAATACAGTTCAATTACGATATAGGTATAAATGTATGGACTAAATATATAGATTATATGGAAATAGATACAGATATACCTGAAGAAGAATCTAAGCGTATAATGGCCAATGTACAGGCTAATAGAAGTAGAATGAATGATATCGGAGTATTACCAGTTTATAATAGTGTAGTATGTAGAACATCTACTACATATTTAACAAAAGGACTTGCACTTGGAGATAACTGTATATTGGTTGCTGGAGACCATAAATATAATAATTTAACTAACTTTGATTATTCTGAAAATGCTGATTTTAGATGGACTCCATATACAGCATATACTCCAGTAAGAGAGCAACTTATAATTAATACAGATAATATTCTTTACAATGCTTTTAATAAGACGCTTGAAGTTAGTTGTGGATATTGGAGACCAGGTATAAGCTTTGATATAATGGTATACAGACCAAGTTCACCAGGAACTAGAGTTGTTACTACGGAAAGTCCGTCTGGTATATTCAAGACTAAGACTAAAGTAAAATTAGATAGCTCAGAAGTAGCAAGAGGTATAATGAGCATAGAAACAAACTTCGCTTCTTTAGCAGTAGAAGAAGGATGGATTTATGATATAATATCTACTGCACCAGGATATAAAACATCAAACGTGACAAGAGGTACATTTAGATTTAAGAGATAAGGAGGATTAACTTATGGAATATAGAGTAGCTGTAGTGATACAGCCAAAGAATACTACAGACTTAGCTGGTACTATTGTATTTGGAGAACATATTAAAGATTTGGGTACCGTATTATGTATGGTGACACCTGAACACGATGTTATTCCATTTGCGGATAATGACCAACCAAAGATAGATAGAATGATAAAGAATATTTTAACAGAGGGAGATTTCCCTACATTATCAGATGAGCAATATATGAAGAATAGTACAAACTTACCTCCATTTGAGTTAAGTGGAGACCCATCTATAATGATAGTAAAGAAAGGCGGAGAATCATTCGTTCATAATGATATAGAAAAGTATGTGGAAACTCTTAATAAGGTTTCTGTGGATGTAGAACCTTATGTAATGCATACTAAATATGAAAATGTGGATAGAATAAATATGCCTTATCTTACAGACGAAGTGGTATTCTGGAGATATAAAGAAAATATTTATAATGAGAATAAATATCATTCTTTAGAAACTCAAATAAGATATCTATTAGATGTAGTTTGTAAAGAATATGCTGATGATACAGATAGATTTATAAATATAGTAAATAAGTTTTATGCTTGTGGTTGTGACCCTAAAATATTAAATTGGCATAAGCTTAATCTATCTCAAATCAATAGAGATGACAAGCTTATAAGATTATTTGGGGAACTTTCTGATAAAAGACATAATATAGAAAACATAGAAGATACTCTTAATGGACTTAAAGATGACATTACTGAGGGATGTTATATACAACGTATGCGTCTAGATAGAGGAGGAGATAGATTTGTAAATATTAAAATCTACAGTAACTTTAAATTCCCTAGAATAAGAGGTATAGTACTTGGATATGACGGAAGTAATATATGTGCTGCAAGATTTGACGCTACATCTAAAAATGGTATACCATTATACGTAGCTGTAGACACATGGGTAGGAAATGGAGATAATCCGCCTATTATAATAGCACCATCAGATAGTTCGTATACTATGACAGTGGATACAAGAGCTCAATTTTTTCTTATAACTGATATTGGAGACTTCATAAAGAATGCTAAAGATACTCTTCTTTATAATATAGGAGAAAATACAGTAGTAGCTCAAAAGCTTTCTATAGTAGGAACATTAGAAGAAGACTTAAGAGAATCATATATGACTTCATATAGAGTTTCTCACAGACTTCCTCAGCTTATAGATGATATAGATGATGAAGAAATGTTTATAATCGGAGATATGGAAGATATCAACTATGAACAGCTTATAAACTTCAGAGTATATGATAACTCAAATAATGGAAATACTATACTTGATAAGACTATTACTTATAAAGAATACTTAGCTATGGCTGGAGGATTCCCATTCAGATATCCTACTGTATATGATGATGGAATAGACTATACTGTAGAAACTACGTTCGTTAAAAGAGATGGACATCAAATACCAAATACGATTACATATACTGTTCATACTAGAGTTCCTAGAAGTGGTAACGCAGGAGTAGTAACGCCTGATTTAGAAACTAATAGAGAGCAAGTACATTTAGTAAAAGCGGATGGAACTATGTTTGAGTATGGAACTGTAGTAAAAGCTATAGTGTTGAATGGAAATGGTTCTAAAGTGTATGACGGTACTGTTAAAGTTACTTCAGCTGATATTGATAATGGGTATGTAAATCTTCCTTGTATTAATAGTCTTTCTGGAATTATTACTATTAACATACAATTAAAAGAGCCAAATAAATTCCAATCTAATAATCAAACTATAAATATAGATATGAGTAAAATACTTCCAGCTGCAAATTATGATATTACTGCTATGGAGTTATGGAAAGATGGTAATATGTATATCAATAAGAATACTATCCTTAGACAGCTTATACAAACTGCTAATATAACTGGAGGAGCTTGGTATACAGATATAGATAGATATTATAGCGAATATCCAGTATCATTTGGACTTAAGTATAATTGTGGAGCTCCTAAAGTAGAAATAACTACAAGAATAATCGGAGTTCCAAATATGGCTGATTTATCTTGGACTAAAACTATAGAAAGAAGCTTAAGTGAAATTAATGTCAACGGTATTATAAAGAATAGTACTACTATACTTGATAATGAGTTTAATACTCTTCCTTATAATTATCATTATGATAGATATCTAAGATTTAACCACTATGACACAGATGGAATTAACTCATTTACACATAATAACCCAGACGTTATAATTCCGTATGGAGGTAGTTATGAGTTTACTATAAAATCATTTGATGCTTTTGGTAGCGTTAGAAAGACAGTTACGTATAACGTACCATCTATATTTGATGAGAAATTAACTCATACTTCTATTATAGAAGATGATATATGGAATGATTTCTTTGAAACTGTAGCTACTGAAGATAATATGATATCTAACTTAAAGCTTAATGTCGGAACTAAATATGCTCATATGGAATGTATACTTATGATGGAACTTGAGGATAATATTCCTAATGAAAATACTAAGCTGTTTTCATGCTTGATAAATATATACTATATGATGCAAGTGACTTAGAAAATATACTAAGTAGACAAAACTTCACTTTATGGATACGTCCTAAAAATGATACTAATCCATTATTTGCAGACTGGTATAGAGGAAGAGTTAATAATACATTCCAAAGATTAGATAAAGTGATTACTAGAGCAGTTCCTAAAGAAATAGGAATAAATAAACTAGTGTCTAGAGTTTATATGCCTCCGTATATAAATTATATAGATGATGAATTGCTAGAAATAACATTTACTACAAATGTTCCTAATAATAAGAAAAATGACTTTGAAATCACCGTAGATGTCATCAATGTAGATGATAATGAAACACTCACTACAAGTACAGCTACAGTAGCAGAATGGGAATTACTTAATAATAGAATAGCGTACGATAAGCTTAAATTTCCTAGAACTGTTAATAATTATAAAGTAGTGGCTACTATGAAGAATAAAGCAGACGCTACTTGGACTAGTGCTAATGTTAAAAAAGAAGATACTGTCACTGTAGAACGTACTGAGCAACCATGGTTTAGTAATGCTCATTTAGACGTAATACCATTAGTAAACTTAGATATAAGACAAAATCCAGGAGCATCGTTTCCATTAGGTACTACATTCTGGGTACGTATCGAAAATGATGATGGAGATATGTTATTTGAATATAATGGAAAGATAGATGCTGGGGATATATATGATGGCTATCATAGAATATATGTTCCAAATAAACCAGAGGGTGTATTTACTCAAAGTCTTATATTCAGAAGTTCTGCTGAGTTTATAGATAATATTCGTTATGCAAAAGTATTATATGATGATAGCAAAGACTTATCATTAGTCAAATACGAATTTAATCAAGGACTTTCAGAAGACTCTATAGCATACATAGAAAAGCTTATAAGAAGAAATCATCCTACTAGAAAAGTTTCTAAAGTCACTACTGTAACTAAAGGTGAAAACCCTGTTTCTACAGATTATACTTCTTTAAGTGATTTGAAGACTGTTTCTTTACCAGCTGATATTACTATTAAAATAGAATTAGCTGAGAAAGTAGCTGGGGATTATCCTTATATAGATGTATTCTTTGATGGAGCTACCGCATCAAATATTCCGTTAGATGAAAATGGTAAAGTTTTAAATGAAGCTCTTGTTAATTGGAGAAATGATTATAAGTGGCAATGGGATTTAGATATATTTAATAGAGGATTTGATGTAGAAGAAAAAGATGCTGATGGACATGTGTTGACTAATACTCATTTTAATACATTAAATGAGCTTAAAACAGCTACATTCAGTAATACTAACTACAAGTCGATTAAATTAACTGGTGTTCAAAATAGACCTGCTACTAAAGATTTATACTTTAAATCTAAAGATAAGACTATGGTAGACTTTGATGTGCAAGTTAAAAGAAGTCCAGAATATAATGAAACTACTGGTCAATATAAATATAAGATTACGAATACTAGAGAACGTAATGAGAATGACTTAAGAAATATGGCTAATGCTATAGCACGTTTAGTAAGAATATCTAACTCTGATTATGTTCTTAATACATTGGAATCTCCTAATGGTGACGTTATATGGACTTATGGTTCTGGAATATCTAGTAATTTTGATAGATGGAAAGATGGAGAGTTTGATAATGGTAATTTGATGATATCTGTAAGACAGGATAACGTTATTACACTTAATATGGTTTTTAAGTTTCCACAATATCCAGAATTGAATTTTACTTCTACGAAAGTATTACATAGTACTAGAATAGGAGATGTTGTTAAATACGGTAGAATACGTGAGCTTACTCACAGATACAGACACATGAGATATTTTGATGAAGTTCAGTGGGGTGATGTACATAATAAAGTGACATTACGGAATAGTACTGGAGGATGGGATGTAATACACGACTACTATAATAATTATGGAGCTAGCGAATTAGATTTTACATCTATAGGAGTAAGTGAAGAGAGTGATCCAACTGGAGAAAATGATAGTATATATGGCGGAGCTAATGTGTGGTTTGAGTTTACTGTAGACAGAGAAGTGTATAACTTTGAAGTTATTACTAAATTTACAAAGTTAAGTTTAGTTGATAACAGATTAAGAAATCACACTTTAGTATATTTTCATTTAAATGGAGCTACTATAGATAAAAACTCAACTGCATTTTCTGATAAATCTAAAGTATTTGTAGTTGAAGATAGTGGTGCTATACCGTTAGTTAATGCAACGAAACCATTAACGTCATTCTCTATATATGTTCCTAATAATGGAATATTAAACCAAATGGTAGATATAAGTAAATTTAATAAAGACACTGGTAAAGTTTTAGATAAATACGAATATACGACAGGTGGATTCAGTCAGTATTCTGGTAATGAAACTACGGCACCGTTTACCGGAGCTACCTTTGGTTCTCCTATTGCATATCAACCCGGAAGAGATAGTTTAAAAAGTATTACGTTTACATTCAAAGATGATATAGTGCTACAACCAAAGGTATTAAGTATGGTTACTACTAGGCAATTTGACGGAGATGTTGTGTTATACGATAACTCTAAGCAGTTCGTACTTTCGTATCCCATGCAGCCAATAGACTCTACCATAGATAATCCTAATGACCTTATGCTTAAAATAGCAATTTATATACTTGCTAAATATAGATGGCTTGTCGAATACTTGATTTATGGTGATGATAAAGATAAATATAATACGAACGATATTACACCATACAATTTATTCGTTTATTTAGAATATCCTACAATGATACCTAAAGATATAAAAGCCACTACTGTGATAAAATTGGATAGTCCTTATGATACTAATTGGAATACTGAATCTCCGCTTGGAAATAATCACTCCACTATAGTCAATAATGATTACAATAATGGTAAAGCATTCATAGCAAGTACGTTAGATAATAAGTATAATATTAGTGCAAACAGACTTATAAATTATCTACCAGAAGTTAATAGAATAGCTCCTGAAGCTGTAACGCTATTAACATCTGAAACTCCTATTGTTGCTAGTGCGGATAAAAAGACTATAACTATAGAAACTCCTTTATTTAAAATGGGAGAGATGAAAACAGCTTGGGATGTATTCGCTAAGGTATATACAACACCAGACCTAACTGAGATGGATAATTATATCAGTTATGGAGATTACATAATGGCCTATAATTTATATAAATACAATGGTATAAAGATGAAAGAAATACGTCCAGCTGGTGATTTAATGATACCTGGTACTATGAGTATGAATGATATAGTGTATAAAAGTATGAAAATAAAACTAGATAATGATCCTTTAGATCCTGTACTGTCTAGAGATAACGCGTACGATATATGTAATATATTTACAATAGCGTCTACTATTAGAACACGTAGTGGTGGGCAATCTGAGAGAAGTCGTATACATCCAGTTAATACATTATTATCGTTAGTATTTAAATACACATACATACCTAGTGATAGCCGTAATAAAATATACGGAGATTTTTTTAATCCTAATGGAACTTATATGGTTAATAACGGAAATGGTCCGTTAAAAATAAATGCACCTGGTTTGACAAAAGGTAATTTACCAGTATCTAGTTTGACATTTCGTTTAGAACCAAATGAGAACTTTAAAGCAAATGGTGATTGCTATGATATGATTAACACTCTAAATCAAATGAGAACTATAAAGACATCTTCTAGTGATTTCAGAGGTATTATATCAGGTTACTACGAGTCTAAAATTAATAGTAAGAGTTCTAGAGACCGTTTAGGTGGAGTATTCAGTATGAATGCATACAGCTCTAATATAATAGCAGAACCTATGTTTTGCGAATCTGAGTTTCAAGTTGTGCACATGTCAAATGTTATACTAGATGACAGTGCTAATGCGATGGCTACAGATAATATATTAGATAATAAATTAGTGAATAAATTTGGATGCGTGATAAATAAAAATAATGCAGCGAATTTGTTAAAAACTAGAAAATTCACTATAGCTCCATTAGGTTTTTGGTGTAATCATCAATCAGCTACGATTGATGGAACTGTTACAGATAGAATAATGAGTAGCATTAATGACAGTATTCTATTTCCAATAAATCATGAAAACTATATTTTTAGTGGTTCTATGAAAAATATGAGTCTAATGTTATATAATGATATTGATAAATTACCTGATTTATATACTACTACTGAATTACTAGTTTCTTATAAAAATGAAGCAGTTAGTCCAGATATATATGCTATGATAACACCTCCTAGTCGTGTACTAACTATAACTAACGACCAAAATGCAGCAAGACCGAATGTGTTATATGATAAAAAAGATAGTTCTGGAGGTTACTTGATATTAGAAACATATACAAATTCTAGGGCTATGAATATGTATCTGCAAGAAATAATGTATGGTACAGGTGTAGGTCTAGTAAAAATAAAGATATCTCCAATACCTGTAAATGATATAAATTTAACCGTGGCTGCGTCATTTAGAAGACAAGATGACCCAATCGCAAAACCAGTTGAAGGAATTAGAAAGAAAGGTACTGTTTCAGATATAAGTTTTGAACAGATTGTACCGTCAACATACACTAGCTTGGGGGTTTATAGTCCTGAGTTTAGAAACTACACTAAGGAGAGTTGGGATAAATGGAGCGAAAAAAGTGGTATAAATATGAGTTTCACGGGAACTCAAATACAGCAAGTACAAATGACGTTTAACTATAATGGTATGATGAATGCTATAGTTAGTAGAAGTTGGGATAATTCTACTTATTATGTGGATGGAAAATATATGTATGTTGATGTTGAAATAGAATGTACCCAAGATAAGCTTAAGTCAAAAGGGACTTATAAATATCAAATAGCTGTTGATATGACGAGAGTGCAACCTAATTTAAATGAAACACGTAATGCACAAGGAACTTGGAGTAGAGATGTGAATTTTGACATAGTTCCGGATAATGCGAATTGGTTTTCTCCAAATTACCATTTCCATAATTTTTATAGAGCTGAGAACAAGATACCAACTCCATATAAAGAATTCACAGTTAAAAGATTGCAACGTAACATTAAATTTAAAAATGTGAAAGTAAATGCAATACATAAATTAGTAGCTGTTTCTGAACTTAGAGATAATGTGGCTGCCACTTACGGTGGTAATAGCACACTACCTATGGTTAATTTCTATGACACTAAGCCAGCAACTGATATAAGTTATTTCACTAAAGAACCTAATCCAGATAGTGTGATAACTACTCCGAAACCAAATGCTAAGTTTAGTGGAACTTATACAAATGTTAGTAGCGATAATATGTACGAACATTACTATAAAGGATGTTCTGATGTATACGCTAGACTTAATATCACATTGCAAAATAAACATAGATATGGAATGTATATAACAGAAACTACATTTGCAACACCTATAATGGTAGACCCATACAGTAGCTCAAAAGACCCATCAAAGAAAGGTGTTGGGCAAGTAGAAGATAGAGCATCAAATAATACAAGATGGGTTAGACGTGCAGAGTTGTCAAATAGTATATTTACTACGATGTATCATGAACTATTCAGTAAGCGTATGTATATTGGTAATAGTTTTGTGGATAATAATACTTTGTATCCATTCTGGTTATATGGCAGAACTGATTTAGTTGATGCTAGAAGATTCATATCTGTGGTATTAATGTATGCTCTATACAGTGGTTCGTTTAAAGGATTTACTGAAGATGATTTTGCAAATTTCTTTAAATATTTATATTCCGCTAGTGATGTAAGAAATGGGTTTATTAATAATGATTTAGCTAGAAATCGTTATGCAAATATAATGATTAGCTGGATAGCTATGGTATCTGAAAATCTTGCATATAGCCATCCAATCATTACGTCGCAAGATGTATTTATGAAAGAGCATTACCCAAATGAAGTAGAATCTAGAAGATATCTGTATGAACATCTATTTGATTTTAATACTGAAGAACGTGCTGAAACTATAGGAAGACGTATATATAATACCTATATGAAGACTGTAAATAATAAGGAGCCAGGCCCAGCACTAAATGCCGCTAAAGAAATAGTTAGCGAATACAAATCTGGTCCAAGTAATAGAAGTACAAGATACGATAATACACCAGATGATGGAGTAGATATCGTTGAAGAATGGATGGATGATATCAATAATGACGATAGAACTCATAATGATATATATGCTACTAAAACTATAGCACTTCAACCAGATATATTTAATCAACAAGACCCTACAAGTTCTAGATTAACAGTGTTAGCTAAAACTAGAATAGGAAATACAATGCATATTTTAGTAGAAGCTGTCTCACTTCATTATATATATAGATGTATAGATTACGTACAACCATCGCTAGTTACTATAATACAACCAGCAAAGAATTTCTTAGATAATTACAAAACTGTAATTAGTATAGAACTTCCTAAAGATAGTACTGGTTATATTGGAACATGGCAAGATGGATACGATTTAAGCTATCCTACAACTATTACTATCAATGATATGGATACAATTTCTAATAATGAGTTCTTAGAAATGGCTAATAGAGACGATGTAGTTCCTAACGTAATAATAGGTTTCTATAAGCCAGGAGTAGACACAGACTTTACTACATACGTAAAGAAATCTAAGAAAAGTGGTTTATACTTAAAGGTAGATACTACATTAACAGAAAATAAAGCAGGAGACCGTTCTAGTAAATCAGAAGAGTTCTATTATCCATTATTTAATACAATAGGACGTAACGTAGAACGTAAGCTAGATTTGCTTTATAATAATAAAGTATACTTTGCTAGAACATCTGGTGCAAGGGAAATCATACTACAAAATGGAGCATCGTTCTTTCCTAACCCACTATTAGACTATGTATTATCTATTTTAGATAACAGTTCTGATAGTAAAATATTGAGATTATATTAATTTTTTTATATAGTCGATAATTATATATATTAGCTAGTCACTTAGATAAATACAATTACATCTAAGTGGCTAGTTAACATTTAAAAAAGGAGGGTTGACGAGTCTGTAATTTTTGGTTTATTTGATTTTAATTTTATTTAAATGGAGGTATTAAAATGAGTTTATTAAAAAGATTTACAAAATGGATTGGAAGTATGTTTAGCGTAATTAAAGTTCATCAAAAAAATGAGGCTGTTGACAGGGATATAGAATTAGTAGACCATGTCAATAGAATAAGAAACATTAAAGATGACGTTATGGACTTAATTAGAGTAGAAGAGCAAATGTCTACTACAAAGTATAATGTAGTAGAATATTATAATGAGATTGATGAGCTTAGACTGTCT